TATCTTTTTAATTGAGTGAATAATACATTTTGTAAATCATCTCTTTTTTGTCCGTAAAATTGTTCTTTTAAATATCTCATAATTTCTTATTTTTAAATCTTTTATATTTATTTGCGTTTAAAATCTTCGCTTTCATCCTCCGAAAATACCCCTAGTTCATAGAAACCAGTAAGTTTTAATACCGCTCTACTCATAGCACGTTTCTCTGCCATTTCAAGCACATACCAAGTGTTTGTATTACCTATTGGATAATCGCCTTTGTAAGCACTTCCAAATGTCTGTATAGAAACACCATCTTTCGATGCTGATGCTTTTACTGCTGCGAAATCAGGCAAACAGTTTATAACATCGTACATAATATTTATGCGTTCCTTCGCTTGTATCTTGTCGATACCTTGTCGTGTGATGATAAGATAATGCTTGTGCTGATAAATATCATCTTTTGTCAATTCGTACTTTTTATAAAGTACAGCTAATTTTGCTCTATCCATTTTTAATATAAGTTATTTGATTCTATTAATACTTGTTCTCTGTATTCTTTAGGACAATCTTCATCACACACCTCAAATAACCATGTGCATAATTGAGTATTGTTTCTTTCTAGTTCTGCAACCTTTGATTGAAGTCTGTCAATCTGTGCGTTCTTAAATGTGATTAAATCATTCATAATTTTCTATTTCTTTATTTAATAGTTTACGTTTTTTTCTGAACTCGTATGTTTCCTCTATTGGATTCAGAGTCCAAGATTCAACAATATATCCTATTATAGGGTTAATTTTTGTTTCCCAAAATGGTTTTGTTTTCATAAGTAATGTTTTTCTAATGTTTTACGTTCAAGTTCTGTATAATCATCAAACAATGATGATATGTCTGTGTCACCCACCCATACTTCGTGAATTTCAAACTCAATAGATTCTCCTGGGTGTTCGTAGGTCTGTGGTGTTCCTTCGCAAAAGTAACCTTCCACTTCTAACATCAGTCCTCTGTATGGAATCCGATGTCTTGTTTTTAATGCTCTCATATTATATGTTTTTAATATTGTTAAGCAAATATACAAACTCTTTTTCAATAATTAATATGTATGCAAATACTTTAACAAAATTTTAACATTTGAAAGAAAAAAATACCCACACTATTTCTAATGTGGGTAAAAAACAATGAAAAAACAAAAACACCTTAACGAATATAAAAAGCTAATTGACGCAAATCATCACAATCAAAATAGAGGGATTTATCCGATACACCTATACGACTTACACCTCTATATATAAGTCCTCGAATTATCTTCATCCTTTTCATAGGATTTAACACCCTAATCTTAACAGCAAGTCCAACTCTATGAGGGTCTTTTGATGGTAAGGATAGATTTTTGTCTGCATGTTTTTGGCATACATAACCTAATTCAACATCAAATCTCATACGTTCTTCTCTAGCAATGGCATCTAAAAATAATACAGGAAGTCTTTCCATGTAATCTTTACCACTACTTACACTACATTCACCACACTTACAACCAAATTGAGACCAACGCAAAAACCTAAGACCTTCTCTATCATCTTCTTCATCGTAATCAAATGTGTATTTTGGGTTATGTAGTAATGACATACACCAAAGATAGTAATAAAGATGCTTATATCAAACAGAAGTTATTAACATTCTTTTAGAATATCAATAATAATTTGACTGTGTTGTTGCTTACTTAAATACTCTTTTAACTTCTGTACATTCCTTTCTTTAGGTTTGTACATTTTTTCCTTTTTTAAATCAGCCATCCACCACTATAATTAACATCTTTATCTGGATACATTTCACCGCTGTCGTTGTTGTTGTATTCATCGTACAATGTTGAGTTTTCACACATATAGTCTAAAAATCTCTTTGCATAAAACTCTGCGTTATCCCTTGTTCTTTGTATGATGTATTCCAATTCGGTCTTTTCTATGGACTGTCCGTTTTCAGAACTATGTTTATAGATACCACCATTCTTTACTTGGAATAGCATAAAAGGTAATATAGCAGTCTGTGAATACCAAATAAGCATTGGTTTTACATAATCAACAAGCAATGTTTTATAATCTGCGTTTGCGACATTATTTATTTCACCCGAAACAATAAGTGATTGCATCTTTTTGTACAATGTACCACCTAAATATCCTTGTATATTTGTATCTTGTGCTACCTCAACAAACTGCAATAGCTTGTCGCTATCAAGATTACCATCTATAATAGATTTCTTCTTTAAATCATCAATCGAAATGAAAAGTGCTTTTTTTCCCATAACTTCTTAACTTGGATATGCTCCTTTATTTGGCATATTTATTGGTTTAATACCTACTTCAGATGGATTGGTTGGTGCAATGTAATCATCTTTGGGAGTTACTGGGCTACCTCCTATCTTTTTATATACTCGCAACTCCCAAAAATGATGACAATTTTTACCACCCTTGAATTTAAACAAACTATAATTTTGTCTATTATGACCTAACTCTTTATTAACACCTCTAAAAGACATCATATTAATATCTTCTTTTCTGAATACAACATTGTTTGATGTATATCCTTCCATGTGTTTGCAGAACTTTCTACTTTCAGAAGAATTTCTTACAGGAGAATAAGCGTATCTAACTTTATAAACACCATTGTCTTGTTTGCTATCTGCTTTAGGATTTGCTTCTGCTAAATCAGTCAATTTAAAGTCCTCATCGCCATCTTTTACTTCTTTAGAGTACACTAACTCCCATTCATCAGAGATAGTTTCACCAAGAGCTTCTAATTGCCCTAAAAGGTCATCTTCATCCTCATCTGATAAGTCAATCTTCTCATCAGACGATAATTTCTCTCCTGTTTCTTCTTCTCTCTTTATTTTTGTAGAAACATTATCTAATTCTGTAAACTCAATAGGTTGTAATGTTACAAAATAAAGTTTAAGGTCAATATTGTTGAAATTTAATATTTCTTCCAACGCATGAAGTATTTCATCTTGCAATGGTCTTATAATAACGTTATCCATTAAAACCGATGCTGTTCTTAACTCCTCTGCATTATTACCAAAACCTGTATTGTCTTTAATACCTAAAAGAATTGGTGATGTAACGCCATGACCTAACATTATCTTTTCTCTTGCTTCATCACTCATAAATTGGTATTGTGCATGAGCATCTGGAAGGTGAATAGGTTCTAAATCAGCTTTAGTTTCTTGACTTTCGTTAAATGCAATAATAAATTTACCTGCATTTGAACTTCCACTAAATTTATTATAAATCTTACGTTCAATTTCATCTTGTGTTTCTGAAGAAGGAACGCCATTATTAAAGTTAATCAATAAAGAAGGTTGTAAACCGTTTCTTATGTTGTTGATGTGGTAGTTACTTACTTCTTCTTCTAACGCACAATACTGCAAACAACCATGATAATCTACTGGTGCATAATAATAAAACCCACTTCTATAAGGCTTGATTACATATATCTCGTTTAATTCTTTATCGCCACCATGACCAAATGAAGGTATTCTTTTTGGAACATCACCTGTTTTAATATCTAACCAATGTGGGTGATAATAATATGCTTTTATATTTCCTCTACTATCTGCTTTCTCTGCTCTTAAACACTCCATAGGAAAATGAGATACTTTTAATATCTCTTTCTTTCCTTTTTTATATGTTATTTGCATAGCAGCTTGACCTAATAATTTATAATCAGATGCTACTCTTTTTATTTGTTTGCCTTGAAACAACTTTTTCATTGCCAAATATTCTTTTGGCTTTTCTAAAGAATCAAGTGCTTCAAGCCCTCTACCATAAATCATATCGGTAATACCATTGATACAACGAGAATTTGTTGGTGAGCCTAAATACATCTCTATTACATTTGCAAAATAGTCGTTGTTATCACCGTAAGTTACCCATTCCTTGTTATGTGATTCCTTTATAGATGGAACTTCATAACCAGATAGATTAACTACTCTTATAGAATTTTTTTGTTTGTTATCTTTTTCTTCCATAATATTATGCATAGACATATTCGTCTTGTGTGTCGTTTTGTTCGTAATCTGATACAGTATCTAATCTTTGTTCAAATACAACTATATCCCTATAAATAGGATTAGAATTTGAATCTAATGCAGAAACCAATAAACTTGTATTCTCTGTAACACTTGCTAACATTTCAGTAATATCTACGGTAAAGAATGTATCATAAAATATTGCAGTATCATTAACAGGACACAATAGTTTCTCTTTTGTTTCTTGGTTTGTAACATATACAGAAACAGCAACATTCCCTTCTTCTCTTAGGATGTAAGGAATTGAAATTGTTGGTAAATTTGTGTAATCAAATATTGTCATATACTATTAACAATATTTTTATTTTTCATTTTATTTGGTAGTTTAATTATTTTTTTGTAATATTGCATTTATAACGTTACAAGTATATGATTTGTACTATAAATAAAAACTAATATTAGGCAATAAATTAGATATGGATATTACAGAAGAACAAAGAAAGGATTACCGAGATAAAGTTATTAAAGCTATTAAAAAGGCTTTAGATAATAACAAAGAAAGAATTACCGATTTAGGTGATATAGGTAATGAAATAGGTTTTGCAGTTGGTTCAATAACTTGCAAAAATGGTAAAGACTTGAATATTTGGTCATTTGAGAAAGATGACTTTGAAAATGGATTTAAACATGGATATTCTCTAATGGATGGTAATCACTAATAGCATACAACACCAATATAAAAATAGTTTTAATTGTTTTTATAGACTGTTGTGATGCGTTTTAATGCATCATATTATATTAAACAAAAAAAGAGGTCACAATTTGTGACCCCTATTAAAACTAAATATAAAAAATGAAAAATAGAATTAAGGTGTAGCTACTCCATCTTCAATAGTTGCAGAAGAAACTACAAATCCAGCAGCGTCATCCATGATAGCAGAATCAATAAAATATGCCATAGATACTTCTTTACCTTCAATAGCTAAAGTGTATCCGTTCATATCTCCCATAGCACCACCTGTTGAACTTGAAACAGAGATTTCACATCCGTTTTGTGCACCTAATACTCTGAATTTACCATTATAGTCCTCAAAAATAACATGAGGTCTGCCATAAGATAATAATTTCAATTGTACTTGAGATAGGTTATCTTGTTTTTTAATTGCTATATTAGCAGTCTGCGTCCAAAAAGAAGTACCGTTATCTCGGCTGTTCTCATTGGCTTCGTCAAAGGTGTTATTATCACCTCTTAGTTCAAATTTATATACGTTTACAGGGGAA